AAGTTGCCCTCTGACCACACTTGGAGGGGTGCAGAGCCGGAAATACCGATCGTCACCGGCCAATTGGTCAGGGCGACGGAACCACTGACGGCTTGCACCGCCGGGAAATTGTCAACGCCGATCTGCCCTTGTTGGGCAACGTTGATGGTACCAGCGACGGAGACAGGGACTGTACCGACGACAGCGACAGGAAGAGAGCCCGTCGTGGTGATGTAGGTCGACCCGGTCACCCCGACTGCATAGCCACCCACGGTGACCGAGCCACTGACGTTCTGCGTCGCTGGGAAGTTGTCGACGCCGACCTGACCGAGAATTGACACCGAACCGCTGATGCCTACCGCTCCCTCACTCCAGACTTGCAGGGGTTGCGGCACCGTGACAGTCGTGGGATTGATGACAAAGACTGACCCGGTGACAGGCAGCGAACTGGTGACGCTGACGTAGATGGGTTGATAGGGTGCATTGCCCACCGCCAGGCCGGCCGTGCCCGTCGTCGCCGTATTCGCAGTGATGACTGGCGCTGGATTTAGGGAAACAGAACCCGTGACGAAGAGCGGTGCGTAGGGCGCGTTGCCGACGGCAAGGCCCAAGGTGCCCGTCGTCGCCGTATTCGCAGTGATGATGGGTGCGGGATTGAGAGAGACGGAACCCGTGATCTGCACTGCACCCGACATGATCGGGTAGTTGATGCTCACTGTGTCAACGACGACGTTCGCAGTCACTTAGGTCAAACCTCTGCAGAGTAACTAGGCACGCAGCGCCCGGCAAGACCTGTCGGGAACACGATAAATAGGCTCGCTATTGAACTGATCCTAACCTCTACGCCGAACAGCATCGGTGAGGAACTAACCAACCAGCGCACGGCGTACGAAAGAACGTAGCTGGCCCATGCTGATCCTCGCCACGCCCTCCGGGTAGACAGGTCCGCGCATCGTCGCCATGCCGTCACCCGCGAGTTCTGGGCAGTCATCGCCCTCGTCGGTCAACAACTCCTCACCGGGCTCGAGCTCATCGTCGGTCTTGCCGGCGACGTTCATCATGCTGCCACGTGATTGTGGAGGAGCACCAAAGGCGTCTTCAAGCACCCGCCCACGGGTTTGTCTGTGTGTCATTGAGCGCCTCTCCTACCATAAGTAGGCGGCGGTCAGGCGGTCAGACGTGCTTCTTCAACAGCATCACCGCTTCACGTGATAATGCCTCTTTCAAGCAACTCAACCTTCATCCATAACTGCGAATTCGGATGGGCGTCGTGAAACCACTCCCACTTCGCCTTGCCAATGTGGCCATTCTTTCTGTTCCACGTGCCTTTGATCTCAACGTACGTGTTAGCAAACTGACCGCTTTTGATAAGCAAGTCAACGTAGTAGATCGATTGCTTTCCCTTGGGCGTCAAGATGGGCGTTGTAATTGGGATCTGCCAGTCATAATCATACTGATTAGTGTTCAACCACGCAAGTGTCGCCCGTTCATAGCTACCACGAGCAACACATAGCTCACCAGTTAACCAATGTGAGATTGACGCTGCACCAAAGCTAGCCGCCATGATCTTCTTGGCTGCGCGCTTTGGATGACTGGTTCCGCGCATCACATTCGATGGAATTGCCCACCATTCACCATGCTCCACATCAATGAACCTAGCATTGCTATTGACACCGGCGTACGTTGAACTATCAAGCACAACAACATCACCATGCTTCTCATATACACGCGCCTCAATTGTAGTGATCGGTGTTGTGAGTTTGATGCGCTTGTCACGTTTTGCGCGGTCAGGATGTTGCTTGTTCTTTGTCAAGACGGAGTGTGGATCAAGCCAACATTCACCGAATTCGCTATCAATGAATCTGGCTTTAGTACCCATGTTCACGTAGGTATCATCTAGGCGCAATGAACCTCCATGCGTTGATACGAGACGTTCCTTGACTTCATCAACGTCAGTGTGTCTGCGTTCTTCAGCGGGTCGACTAGCTAGTACCAACGAGTTAGCTCTGCACCGTTCAATATTACCTGATCGAGCAGGATGTCTGCTACGCCTGTGAATGACATTCCCAGGTTTAGTCCACCATGACCCATGATCAACGTCAATGAATTCCGCCTTGGTACCCATGTTAACGTAAGTGTTTTCGATGAGCAAAACAATGCCACCGTGTACGTCTTGAACACGACGTTGCAAATCTTCAGCAGTGACGTGATGACCTGTCACGCATGCTTTCTCATCAACAATACCGCTTCACCCGCAATGGGCTGTGATAGTTGCCAATTAGGATTCATCTCGATCCATTCATCAACTGCTACTTTCACGCCATGTTTCTCAGTGTCAACGCGTTGAGTAGCAGTCTTGATGTTCTCATACCCTTCTCGTTCAGCGTAAAAAAGGTCCCTCTCACTCCAGCGGCCGAATACGTCATCAACTATCACGATCGCATGCGGGTGCGTCAGCGCTTCAAGGTGTGTTAGCTCCTGCGACACCGTGTGATAGTTGTGGTCGCCGTCGAGCAACAACACGTCGAACTTCATGCCTTGTTCGACCATCTTGGGCAGCACTTCGAGACTGTTGCCCTCGATGAGGTAGGCCTGCTGTTGCTCGGCGCGGTCGAGGTGGGCCAGCATCAGCTGCACCTGCTCTTGCACCAACACGTCGACACCGACAGCGATGAACTGTTGGCGAGTGCGGGCCAAGAAGGTCAGCAACGTCAACCACATCACCCCGCGATCGACACCGACCTCAAGTAAGGCAGGGACGTGTTCCTTGGGAAGACGTTGATGGATGTACTGCTTGACCAGCGGGATGTAGCCGTGTGCGCTCATCCTTCGATCTTACCACGCGTGGTGCGTGGTGATCGATCAGCGCCCGGCCAACAGCACTTGGACGGCCAGCTCAACGCGGCGGCGGAGATCCTCAGGCAGCGCGCTCAACAGCACGTAGGTCTCAACGCGGATGGGACCCGAAGGCACCCCCTCGCTGATCGACGTGGTATTAGCAACGCCGACGCGGAGTGCTAGCGGTTGAGGGCCTGATCTCGTCGCCATGATGGGTTGGTAGAGGTCAATGCGTTGGGGTGCGTTAGGTGTTGTTGCCATCAGGTGAGCTCCTTGAGATTGAGTGCTTGTTTCTTGCCGGGAGGCGCCGTTGCCAACAACTGTGCGTATTCAAGTCGTAGCGTTGCCATGTCTGTACCGGCGACACGCGCGGCCACAACACGCGACAAAAAGTCAGCGAACTGGGCATCCCACGATTGATCAGGTAGCGTCACGCTCAACTCTTGAGGATGCGCAGGCCTTCGTGGAGGTTCTGATTGGCGTGGGTCAATTGGTGTTGCAACTCCAACAGGCGCTTGTTGAGCACGTCGATCGTCGTGTCGGAAGCATCCTTGATGCCTTCGGCCAAACGTTTGGCGAGCTGCTGTTCAACGGCCTTGATGTCCTCAATGAGGCGTTCGGTCTGTGCTGACATGTGACAATTCTACTTGGTACGGGGCGACTGGTATACTACAGAGTTTACCCGGCCCAACTATCAGTGATCAGCCCCTGCACCACGTTGACGACGATGCGGTCGTCGAGGTGATCAACTTCCGATGGGCGAGGCACCCCGTCGTGCTTGGCGATCAGCAACTGATAGCCGGCTGCTCGTACGGTGGCGAAGGCCTGTGCAAGCGGCATGCCCTTGACTTCAAGTGCAACTCGATTGGTCAGGGCGCGCCCATCGAGGCTACTGCCGTTGGCTCGACGCCGATCGGCGATCTTGGTGCTCATCTGTGTCTTTCTATCGTTGGAATTCGTGGAGATGCCGGGGAATGATCCCGGGTCCACGACGCGTCTTCGGTGCGATTCTACAGGTTTAGCCCATCTACTTGATCGTCCTCGGGCGGGACTAGTGGGTTAGGACACTTCTTACACGCACCTCACTCACGAGCTTTGGCGTGCTCCCAATCACGTCGGGAGGTAGACGTTTTTGCTGACGACGTGTCAGCGCGCCCAACATTCTGTTCCTAGGTCGTTGGGAACCCGTTGGTTACGCCACGAGAGCGTAATCAGCGATGCCGTTATCGTTGGCGATCAAACGTGACCACGTGTTTGTCAGGGCACCTGGTCGCCCCTGGCCTGCTTCGCACCAAGTCTTCGCCGTGTCGAAACCTTTCATCCCCGTACATCTATAAGTACCACACCTGCGATGATTGGTACACTCACCGGAAGCATGGGTGAAATGATGGATCGTTTCGATCTTGCGATTTGTCGCTGATCGATTCTTGTGCCTCATCGTCGAGATTGGTGAAGACATTGGAGGTCGCATGACCCTTGACATCGATAGGTTGCCCGATCAGGCCGTCAATCTTGGCCTGTTCACGGGCCAGGAACGCGTCGACCGGATCGGTGCCGTGGGCCCGCAAGGCGGCGATGATGCACAACCTGATACGCTTCTGTAATTGATGGAGCTGAAAGTCGGGCGACCCCTGATCGGTCTCGATAGCAAGCCGCGGCCTCGTCGCTTCGAGCAGGTCGTACAGCGCCAACAATTCTTGTGCGTTGAGGGTGAGTTTCATGTGATCTCCTGATGTGAAAAGGGCGAGGCCCCCATAAGGAACCTCGCCCAATCCTACACTATTGTGAACTCGTGTTCACTCGATGCTAGTACTTGCCGGTGACGCCGAAGTGCTTCGACAGCGCCAAGAACAACATCCGTGCCTGTCGGCCGTTGAGCGTGAGATCGGCGTAGCCACGGTTGTGGCCATCGGCACGACCAGTTGCGTCGATGAAGACGCGCGTCGCGTTGTTGTTCCAATCGGTCGAAATTGCCACGTCGAGCTCACCCTCATCGCGGCGGCTGGTCTCGGTACGAACCTTGCCAGTCCGATCGGTGCGGCTGATGATGTGCGCGTTCTTGTTGGTCGCAATGACCTTACGGTTCTTCCTGCTCATGATCTATACTCTCCTGTCGGCCTTGTTCTGTGCCGTCAAACATACACTACACCCGTGAGTAGGAGTGTACAAGTGTCTGAGACAGACATTCTGCCGAAGAACAAACCATCTGCACAAGACCCAATTAACTGACCCATTGAACTACAACACGCAGATCACGATTATTCTGTGGGCGGCCTTAAACGGCACGGCCCGCTTTCCGCGGGCCAACAGTGTGCCGAGAGAAGGACGTGAATTACGCGTTCAGGATCAGGGTACCCGACACTGCGCAGACCAGCCAACCCTTGCTGTCCGACCAGAAGCCGACGGTACCACCGGGGGAGACCGTCAACTTGGTGCCGTTGACGCTGACCGCGTTGGCGAGACCTGCGCCGGTGCCGCCGCCTGACGAACCCGTCAAGCTCGACATCACCGAAATGGAGCCGGTGATGAGGTAGGCGAACTGACCGAGGGTGTCAGTGATGAGAATTTCGCCGCCTGGGTAGGTCGCCGGAGAGGGCAGTGAACCCGTGAAGCCGCCGGCACCCTTGCCGCTGGGGCCGCCCGAACCAGACACTGGAACGGCGAAAAAGCCCGGTGCTGGGATGGCGGTGAGACCGGGTAGGCCACCGGGCGACAGCGCCGGGGCGCCGAAGGAGGCCGAACCGACCAGCGGTTGTGCCGTCATGTAGCTAATGTTGGTGACCGTCGCGCCGGCGACCGTCAGGTTGCCTTGCCCATCACCCGCTTCGACAACTCCTCTACTATCGACGATTACGCTCATGTCAGTTCTCCGTTGTAACTAAGTATGTAGCCCGTGTGACAAGTAAAGGTGTCAGTCAGACTTCTTTGCGACGTTTTTCTTACCCTTCTTGCTTGAGGCGGCAGCGGGCACATCAGCGGCATCGGGTGCCGCGACGGCTAGCTCGTCAGTGTGCGACGTCTGGCTGTCGGTGCCCAGCGCCACAGCATCGGTCACAGGAGCCGCGTCGACGCGTAATCCTGCTTCGGTAGCAGTCTCCACAAGCACCGGCGGGGCGGCGGCAGGTTGCTGCTCCACGTCAGTCAAGGATTGATCAGGGGCGGCGGTGGGGGAAGGAGTGACGGGCTCAAGTACAGTCTCTTTAACCGTGGCGTCGCTGGTCAACGGTGCGACAGTTGCTGTCTCCGGGAACGATCCACCAACAGGCTCTGCGACGGGCACCACCTGCAGCGCAAGCTGCGCCGCCTGGTGAGCGGCGTAGGCCTCATTCAATTGGTGCTGCGTATAGGCCTTGGTGTGGTCAAGGCCCAAGCGTTCCATCTCGTTGCGTAGTGCTCTGGATGCGGGCATGTCAATAAGTATCCCTCTGGCGAATACCTGTAAAGGCTTAACGGCGAAAGGCCACTCTTTCGAGTAGCCTCTCAACCTCATCTACAACCACCTAAGTGGTTGATATCATTGAACTTAGATGATGTTCATGTCGAGCACGGTGACGGTGCCGTAGAAGTCGGTGCGCACCATCTTCTTACCGTACCGCGTCATTACGCCTTTCCTCGGTGTGAAGTCTTCGGGGGCGAAGATGGTCGGCGTCACGATGAGGGGCACGTACGGAGAGTACACGTACCCGGTCTCAAGGTAGCTGCCGCCCTTGTAGCCGATCAGGATGCGGTTACGGGGGAAGTAGGGATCCTTGTACACCGTGAAGCGATTCGACAGGGTGCCAATGGCCTCCGCGCCGATGGTGAAGGGCGATCCGACTTGACCTTCGCCGTCGATCGAGTACTTCGGCTTGTAGAGCACCGATGACTCGAAGATGGTCGACACGTCGGGGCTGGTGACCATGAAGTTGGCCGAGCCACGGAGCGTCTTGCGGTGAATGGTGTTGGCGCAGTCGATGCAGGTCTCGACCAGCGTCTCGTACCACTCGCGAACGGTGCCGGTGAACTGCGGCCCGATCGACAAGTTGGTCGCCAGCGTCGAGTTGATGCCCGTCAGCTTGTTGACGAACTTGCCCGGTGCACGGCTCCAGTACATGTTGGCGCCGTTGGCTTCGGTGACGAGGTCGTTCAAGATCTCTCGGTCAATTTCGAGAGCGATCTGCTCCGACAGGATGCTCGTCAACTCAACCTCAGCGTCCATCGAGTGGTACGCATTGAGGTCCTGTGCGAGCTCGGGAGACCAGCGAGCACGGAGCTTGCGGGTCGTCGCGGTGATGGAGATCGACTCAATCTTGATGTCAATCTCGGGGATGGCGGGCGACGGGTTGACGCCGAAGTCCGACTCGAACGACGGGATGACCAGCGTGGCGCCGTCGCCGCTGCGGTCAGTCGTCAGGCCGTCTGCGATCGTCATCGAGAAGCGAACGTTCGACGCTGCATCGAAGCGAAGCAACGCGCCGTTGGCGGTGGTAGCCGCCGAAGCACCCTGCCACGTGTTACCGAACGCCGGCGTCTGGAGGACGCACTGGACTTGGGTGCCTGCCAGCGGGTTCAGCGTGAAGCTGGAGCTGGCGAGGTTACCGCGCTTGTTGAGGCGGCGAAGGTTGAGGACGCCGTTACCCGACTGGTACGATTGGCTCCAGGCGGTGAGGCCGTTGTTGACAACAGTACCGCTGAGCGCGAAGACCGCGACCTGTTCGACGGCCAAGAAGTCACCGTTCGCAACGCTCGACTGCATGTCGGCAACGTTGAGGTACAGGAAGACGGCGTTGAGCAGGCCCGACTGCATGTCGACATCGAGCTGCGGGTCGAAGTTGCAGAGCTGGCCATTGACGCCCGACATTGCCGAGATGAGGCCACCCGGCATGAAGGTACCGTTGAGGTTGTTCCACGCGCCGACCTGGCCGCTAGAACCGGTGTTGTAGGGGCTAGCTGCGCCGCCGATCCACGCCGACTGGTGCACCTTGCTGAAGCCCACGTTGACGAGGTCGTACATGCCGCCCGTCGCCAGCGATCCTGACTGGACACCCTTGCCGGTTGGGTTGTTATAGATCGACTGTCCGGAAGCGTAGGTCGCCGCCGTCGACGTGCCCTCGCCACCGACGTTGGTGCCGTAAGTGTAGTCGAGGTAGAAGATCAGGCCGGACGGCAGGCTCATCGGCTGGATCGACACCAGCTCATTGGCGACGAGGCCACCGAAGACGCGGCGGACGATCGGGAAGGCGATGTTGGTGAAGCCGGAGATCTGTCCCGAGTTGGACATGTTACCGCCACCCGTCGAGATCGAGTTACCGACCTCGCGGAGGACCTGCGCTGCCTGGTTCTCCAGGAGCTGCGCCATCATCTCTCGGCGCTGGCCATCGAGGCCACGAAGCAGGCCGGTGCGGCTCCACTTCTCTACCAGTCGGGCGCGCTCGGCGCCGACGTGCCGGTCTTTAATACCGGCGGCAAGCTGTTCCATGCTGAAGAACTTCATCTGATTGTCTCCTGTGATCTGTAACTAGTTGGTTCGAGTCGTGTTGTTCTGCGACGCTGTCACTTACCTCTTGGTAATGCCGGCCAGCGTAGCCCATCGCTCGGTCTCGACGCCCTCATTGAGGGTCGGCGTAGATGCCGGGCGAGTCACCCTACCTGCGGAACCCAACACCTGACGGTCTTGGCCTTCGCTGAGCGACTTCGTTGAACCCGCCAAGGTCTTGGCAAGGCTCGTGTAGATGAGCTTGGCCTCTCGCACCGTCGCTGCCTCGTCGAGCTGCTTGATGACTTGCGCCTTTTGGCGGGTCGTCAGCTGGTCGTTCTGCAGGAGCTTGTTGGTGAAGAGAAGCTTCGCGTTGAACAGATTCGTTTCTGCCAACTTGTTACGGAGGATCACTTCGGCCTTGCTCTCCGTGGGCCGGGCGGCTGCGCTATTCGAGCGACGAGCCTCTTGAAGCTTCTTGGTGGCCATGGCCGCCAGCTTCGACATCTTGGTGCTACGGGCGAGCGATTCGTTGAACCGCTTGGCAACCGTTGCATACTCCTGGCGCACTTCGGCGAGGCGCTTGTTGTTGCGGGCCGACTTGGCACGTGCGGCTTCCTTCTTGAGGGCCGAAGCACGTGACTGAGCGCGTTCCTGCAGCTTCTTCTCGAAGTTGAGGCGGCGGAGCGCTTCGTGGCGACGCTTGTCCCACGTGGCCGTCGCATGACCGTCCTGCACGTCGGCGCCGTACTCGTCTTCCTTGCGGCGATTCTGCAGTTGATCGAGGTCATCGCTCTCATCGACAGACATGTCATGGTTATCGGGCTCGTAAGTTGCCTCGTCCATCTGATCATCGGACTCGTCCATCTGATCATCGGACTCGTCCATCTGGTCCTGACCCTCGTCCATGTCCTGATCGTCCTGCTCGGTCTTCAGGTTGCGATTGTGGTTGGCGGGCGGGTTATCACCCTTCGGGCGAGAGCCCTTGGCCGGGGACAGGTCAACGATGTCCTGATCGAGAGGATCACCCTCATCCTTGCCTCCACCGAAGTTCTTGAGGATTTTGGCGTCGCCGGAGCCATCGCCCCACGAAGCCGGTTTCGTCTCCTCACGGAGCGAGCGCATCCGAGCGATCTCGCGGCGGAGCATGTTTTCATCGATCTCGACGATCGTGTCGTCGCTCAACCTGCGATTCTCCATCTGATTGTCCTCACCCTCTTGTGATCCTTGTCCGCCGTCTAGGTCGAGGTCGCCCAGATCGTCAGTTTCGCCGCCTTCGAGGCCTTCTGCGCCCTCTTCACCGTCTTCTTCACCGGTGATGAGATCGACGCCCACGCTATCAAGATTGTCCTCGACATCGTCGGGCAGACCAGTCAGTTTCAGCGTAAGATCCGCTTCGTTCATCTGACCCTTGTGTTGTGCCTTTTTCGACATTGTCGTTGACTCCTGAAGTTTGGTGAGCGTACTGAATGTAGTCTCGAGCGTAGTTTCGTATGCGTTTTTGCTTGTAGCGTCGGTGACCGACTCTTGCACGTAGTCATACATATCTTCCACGTGTGAAATCATCTGGGCGATTTGAACGCCGTATGAATTAGTGGCCTTGACCTTACCGCTGGCCTTGCCCAACAATTGCACGTGCTCGACGACGCGACCGATGATGGCCGACACATCCTTGGGTTGCATGATGCTGCGCCCCGTGCGTGCGGCCTTGATCAAGGGTTGCAGTGCATTGAGTGATTCTAGGCTGATCTCATACTCTTCAGTCGGTTCAATCACCGGCTCTCCGAACATGGGAGGAGGCACCACCGCGCCGGGGCCCGTTGATGCAAGGTCGCCACCACTGCAGATGGCATCAAGGTCAAGCGTGACCTTGCCTTCGGCATCGGGCGGGGTGATTGCCGCGGTGATTTCGCCGGGAGGAGCTCCCTTGGGGGCTTCAAACTCAAACGACTCATCACCACCATCATCGAGAATTTCAAGGTTCGAACCGGGCATGCCCGGCATCGCCTCTTCGCGCAACAGCGCCTGATCGATGAAGTCACGGATCCGAGGAGTGACAGCATCGAGGATCGCGCGCTTAGCACTGTCTTCGGCCACTTGTTTGACCTGCTTGACATCTGCCAGTGCTTCTTCGAACAATTGCTTGCTCATGCTTTCTCCACGAACCTTGAGAGTAAGTATCGGACGATCAGCACAAATTCACAAGATCAGACGTTGCCGCCCGAATCACCGAGTTTCTGTGGCACGCCAATGGTGTTGTTCTGTGAAACTGCCGGGCCATCGGTCGTCGGATCACGGACATCAGCAACGCTGGGTGCAGGATTGATGTCAGCCGCTGCAATCTTGGGATCGACGTCTTTGTCAACGCCGTCTGTGCGACCCGGCCCAGGCGAAGTGATGTCAGGGGTGTACGGGTTGGCGGGGTCGCCGGCCTTCGTCCACTTGACGGTGCTGACGTCGGGTGAAGAGTTGGGAGGATTGCCGATGTTGTAGTTGAACGACAAGTCAACGCCCGACGGGAACATGCCGAGGTCACCGGCCTGCACGCCACCGGTGGGTTGAAGACCCCCAACGCCGTTGGTAACCTTGGCCGTCGCCGAGGCCTGTGCTAGCGCTTGCGCGCCCTTCTCATCACCGTTGGCAACCTGCGTGGCGAGGGGCCCACCAGGAAACAACTTAGAGAGCAGCGCGTGTGCAACCGTGGCTGCACCGCCGCCAACGTAACTCGTGTACCTTCCTAACACACCCATGACATCACCCTCTTCTCAGATCAGACCCGAGCAATGAGAGCTTTTTGCGCGCGCTTGCGGGCTTCTTGCACTCGTGCCAGTCGCTTGACCAAGCGCCCTTCTTCAATCTTGAGCGCCTTCATGAAGTCAATGTGCTTGTCGAGAGAATCGGCAAACTCATCTGCGTCGGTCTCTTTGGTGTCGTCAGCTTTCTTCTCGACATCCTCCGGAGGACCGAATTTGCCGACTTCCTCCTCAATGATTCGCTTGAGCAGGGCAGGGGTCAATTTGACCGACTTAACGTTCGTCTTCATTGCTAGCACCTTTCCGTGGTATGCAGCTAAATATGCCCATCGATGATTTTACGCTGGCTTCTTGACGACGGCGAAGGCCAAGTTGGCCCAACGACCCGCCGTCTCCTCACCAAAGACGTCTTCAGGGTTACCATTGAACTGTTCTTGCAACATCGGTGCCGAGCCCGCGGACGCTCCGGTGTCACCGTGCGCCTGCATCGTCGGCAGCGTCGTCATCGCGGTGTCCTTAAAGATGTCAGCCATGATCGGATTACCCCCCGACTCTCGTTTGATCGTCTCCTGCATTGTCGCTGACACTTGCGGAGCCCGACCACGTAGGGGAGTATCAAGGCGCGGATCAAAAGCACGCTTGACGTTGGTTGGAGCCACACGACGGCGAGCTTCACCGATGGGCGATGCTGCCGCACGAGGACCCGGTGCAATCGATTGCACATTACCCAAGCCCTCGCTGAGGATCTCAACCAACAGTTCTTTGATGACCGACTTCAATTCACTCCTAGATAGCGCCATGTTCAATTCACCTGTTCCCACGTAGGATCTTAAGGGCCATGGTCCGTGCTAACGGCTGGACCCGGTCTAACACCGTAATGCCATTGATGTGATCGACCTCGTGCTGCACAATCTGTGACGGCAGGCCCGCAAACCGCACGTTCTTTGCAGCACCTGCCAAATCAAAGTACTCAACATCGATGGCACGTGCTCGCATGACCTTCAGGCGCACACCAGGCAACGACAGACAACCTTCTTCTACCATCTCTACTTCAGGCGACCGCCAGGTGACCCTTGGATTGATCAGCACCTGCAATTGGTTGGTTGCATCACCCGCTGATGGATCAATTAACGTGATGCACTCGGTGACACCAACTTGGGGTGCTGCTAGCCCCACTCCATGAAAGGTGTACATCGCCTCGGTCATCTGTTCGACGAACGCGATCAACGCGGCATCGAATTGGGTGACCGAACGACAAGCTTGTGCGAGCGCAGAATTTGGGTACTTGACGATGTCAAGCATTAGCCCACGCCGGACCACCCGGCGCTACCTGACAACGACGGCATGCTGTTGGCGGGGATCGTCGTCAGACCGGCGGCAATGCTGTACTGTAGAGAACCCGACGCCTCAGCCCTGATCCACACGCTGGCCACGCGGTACTCCAGATTGACGTAGGTGTTGCCGGGGATGAGGATCTTGTTGTTACCATTGCTGCCATTGAGACTGAAGGCCAACGACAGCGAGCTAGTCGACGAGTTGGTGATGGCAATGAACCGGGTGATGAACGGAAAGTCAATCTCTGCCGAACCACTCGTCGCGAGCGATGACGTCACCCACGGTAAAGCCGCCGACTGGTACTCGGGCGAGAAACTAAATCCGGCAGGGGGAGTTCCTAGGGGCACTGATCACCTCACATCCTTGGTTGGCACGCCACGCAACAAAATCTCGTTCAAGACGCGGTCAATCCGATCTGACTTGCTGAAGAGCTGCTTCAATTCGGCAGACGTGATCTCTTTTCCTTCGGGAATCATGAATGCTTGAGGCGTTGACGGTTCGCTCACAACGTCCCAGCAGATCAGCTGAAAATCGTCCTGGACGACTTGGTACTCGCCCTGCTTCCGCGTTGAACCCACGCCGCGGCTGGAGATGCCGATCTTGACGCCTGAATCCACCAACCCTTTGAGAATGGCGCCCGACGGCGTTTTGTCAAGGACTTCAATGGTGCCCAAGACAGTGCCGTTCTCGATGTAGGCCTCGCGCACGATGTGCGAAACGTTCTTCAAGTTGATGACGGAGCTGTCGGGGTGATCGAGCTCACCGGTGGCACGGTTCTCGAGAATGAACTTCTGATAGTTGCGGCACTCACGATCGAGAATCGCGAGCGGGTAAATCCTGCCGTTCTGGTTGAGAGTGTCTGCCTTCTGCAGGATACCCTTCATCATGATCTTCTTGGTCGCCGGCACTTCGACCTTGTTGCCCTTGGTGTCCTCAGTGATCCGAGCCGGTACGTCTTCAGTGACTACTTTATAGTCAAAGACGTCGTAACTCTCAAGGCGCCTCAAGTTGGCTGTATTAGTCATGTTCCCTCCGAAGTGAGTTCAGTGCTGAGCTTGGTGTACAGCATGAACCGCGTCACCGCATCATCATCAACCACGTCGAACGTCTCACCCGCGAGGTGATTGTAGACTTCTTCGAGCTTCTTGTTGATGTGAACGTCGTCTGGATTATTGCGTTGATAGAGCTCAATCTCCATGACCAGTCCCTGGCGGACTTCCTGAAGTTTGAGCTTGATTGAGGCAGGATCGTCGTTGGCCGTCGAGAAGGCGTAGGCACGGAGCAGTTGCTTTTGAGTATCGCTGAGCGCGTGAGCGTACTTCTCATTGAGGCGCTTCATCATCATCTTCATCAACAATCGACTGTGCCCGGGACTGTCATCTGAGACCACGGTGTCGACGGGCGTTGCCTTCTCAGTCACCAACCACTTCAACAATTGATCCTCATACTGAGCGACCCTACCTAGGTCACTGTCGGCAACACGCCAGTCGTTCAACAGCGTCTGTACCGTTGCATACATCTTGTACTCATTGACCTGGTGATCGTAGAAGTCGCTATCGTTGATCGCGCGATTGATGGTGTTGATCAATACGGACTTTTCACGATCGAGCTTTGCAACATCGTGCGAACGAGCTGCAAGCTTGGCTTCTTGAATGATCGACGCGGCAATGGCCTCGCTCGACACCGTCGTCCTGAGCAGAGAGTTGATGAGACGAAATTCTCGGTACAGCTCACAGCCCGGCTTAAAGTGCCGACGAATCACCTTGAGTGCCACGTTCGAGCGTTTGGTGTTGTTCTCAACCAACGCACGCGAGATGCTGTAGACCAAAAACTCGTAGAGGAGCCCGGTATTTCGGCGTTTGTTGTGTGAATTTGACCTAGGCTTCATTCGTCGTCCTCCCCGGTGGGATCACCAATAAGTACTGCGCTCTCGTTGAGCTGACCGCGACTCGGCGTAACGTCAGCATCAATGTCAAGATCGAACATGGATTGACCTCCTCCATCGATCTCATCCTGCACATCACGGCCCTCATTCAACGTAGCTCGAGTAACCTCACCATCGGCAGTGAACTTAGCTGTCATTCTCCTCATTGTTGACATAATGTCAGCAGACAGTCTCGTCCGGCGCCCGATGGGAGGCGAACTACCCTCAGCGAATGGATTCGTCACGACTGACTTCAACCAATCATTGTCGTAGGGATCTTCCATCGCGGGATTGTCATTCGACGTCATCTTCTGAAAGTCAGGCATGTGCGTCTTGCTGGCACCGTGGTTGCGGTGGCGACTGTTGTTATAGAGGGCCTTTTGGAGCTGCGACTTGGGCTTGATGGGTTTGCTATCATCGCTGTCACCCAACTTCAATGCGAATGACTCATTGTCATTGTCGTCGCCGCTGGTCAACAATTGAGCGCCGGGCTCAACCTCTTCTTCGGGTTCTTCACCCGCATTCTCTTCAGGTGGAGCCTTCTCTTCGCCACCACCTGCTTCTTCGGCGCCGCCACCTTCATCGCCACCACCAGCGCCGGCGTCTCCAAAGAGGTCATCGTCACCCCCGCCTCCACCTGCACCCCCGCCTCCACCGTCGTCAGCACCCTCACCTGCCTCGATGGCATCATCGATCTTCTTTTCAGCCAACCGTTCCTCGTCGATGGCCTCCATCTGCTCGTCGTTCAATCCCCAGATCTCCTTGCGAATGAACTTCTTGCTGGCCATACCCTCGGGGGCCGAACCCGCAATTTCAAACTTGGCGCGCCACAGCTCCAACTTCTGCTGTTGAGCGACGGTCGACGGATTGCTGAGGCGTAGGGTGAAGTTCTGCAGGTCCTCATTGTCAAAGCCATGAGCGTACAGGTGAATGATGGCCAACTTATTGAGCTCGGCCATCATCGTCTTCTGAATGACGGAGATGGTGCGGGAGAACCGAATGTCCTCCTGTGCCAGCGTCGCCTTGCTGCTCAACATCTCATCGTAGCCCAAGTAGGCCCGCGGGATCTTCAGTGCAGCGAACAGCTTCTTCTGAATGTAGGCGACGTCCTCAACTGCGGCAGTGTTGACACCACCCGCCAACGTGTCGATCTTAGTGCCGCTCTCGCCACCACGCACCGGGATGAAAAAGTCCTCCTCAACGGACATCGGATTATAGCGTAGGTCGACGCGGCCAGTTTGGTTGTCAACGACCGGCGTCGTCCTCATCTGTTGACGTTGCTGTTCGATGTAATTGTTGACTTCAGTCGCGGGCACGTTGGCCACGTCAATGTAGAAAACGCGGCGCTCGGGGGCACGCACGACGCGGTAGACCAACATGGCGTCCTCGATCAGGATGAGCTGGCGCCAGATGCGGCGCGCGGGCTCAATGATCGACGAGCCATATGGGAGGAACATGTCATTGCCCAACAAGCGGAAGTGGGTCACCTCCCAATTTTCGAGCGTCCTGTTGCCCAACGTCACCCAACGATAACGGACGGCGAAGGGATCTTCACGGTCATAGTTCTCTTCGCGCTCGACCTCGTTGACCGGGATCGGGAAAGCGTTGACGACGCCGTACTCGGGCGACACGTCATTGTAGAGGAAGAAGTCGCCGTACTTGCAGAGGTTACGAGCCCACGAGCGCAAGTTGAATTCAATGTTGAGGACGTTGTAGAAGAGGTCCTCGAGCAGCTCCTTGATCTTCTCATTGTCGGAGTAGACGTGGAGGCACATGCCCTTCTCATCTGCGGCGACGGTCTCATCGGCATAGATGTCCATCGCGGCAGCGATCTCAGGGGTGTTGTGTGAGATGACGCTGTCGGTTGCAAAGTTCTTGTAACCATCGACTGTGAGGTCATAGAGGGGAATGATGCCGACGTACTCGACAGAAACGACCTTGCAGTTCTGGTAAGATGCGCCGAACTCACTAAACTTCTTGAAGCCGTTCTGCGCAAGGCGAGAGATAATCGTATTCTTGTTGACACCTAGCTTTTCAGTCAGACGTGGCAAGGTGAGGCCTGGTTCGAAAGCATCACAGATCTGTTTGAACGTGAGATCGCTGCCGTTTGAACCCTTGGGACGACCTCCTTGACGAATTTGTTTGTAGGTAGTCAACCCACATTCCTTCCTCACATCATTCCACGTTCGATTAATGCGCCGATTGAGGAACTTATCGAGGACATTGACGGTACAACCTAACTTCACCGCCATCGAACGTTTGGTGTCTGCCTCAACAATCAAGTGTTTGATCGTGTCAAGCGACAGTTCACGCGTTAGCTTTGAGGCCTGATGAATGACAACCTCAGGTATACCGTGACCATATGCCGCTGTAAACGCTTCGAACGTAGGAAACCCATTGGCAGTGAGCCGCTCATGAACCAAGAACGTAGTGACATTAAGGGCCCTGGACACTTTGGTGATGTCGAAGCCAACCTTCTCAGCGATCTGAATGATTCTAGAGAACGTGACATCGTTGCGGCGCGATGGTGCATTGTTACGCATCCACTCTGCGTGCTGTTTTTTGAACCTTTCGATCCATTCTTGATTCTCTGGCGCCCACTTCACCCCATTGTTGAGCGCTGCATGGTACGAGCTGTGGTCGCTCTTCGTCATGATACGCAAGTTCTCAGGCCTGTTGTCGGTCTTGACGAAGTTGATGTGGTGAACGCACTCATCCTCAGTCAACTCTCGTCCGGCCACCCACTCAGATACCAGCTGGTGTTCCTTCGTCCACCCGCGAAAACGTCCATCCATCGTGTAGACCCACGAGTACCCCTTAGTGCCCTCTTCTGCGTTCGCAAACAGATCCTTGCGGTAGAATGGCATCATCGCATCGCCAGGCTGTAAGTCCTCAGTCTTGCGATACGTACCATCGCGCAACATCAAGCGGTGTTCGGGGCTCAACGTCAGCGACTTGCCGTTATCGAACGTCACCTTCCACGCATGGTCAACACACGTTTGGCGCGCCTGCTTACCCCATGCAGGTACAATGCGCTTCTGCTCATGGTCATAAGAGTAAACGATGAACGTCTTGTTGGGATCTGCTTCACACTCCGCAGCCAACTCGGCGATTGTCTTGAACCCATCAGGTTGGGCAATCAAGGTCGCACCGTCAACACTATATTCCATCTCTTGAAAATCTTGATACCTCATTAATCGTTCCGAGAGATTGTATGCGTTGCTCGTGATCGTCGCATACGTGGGAGACAACGACTTCTGAAAGAGCAGGGTACCCGAGCTCTTCGTCTTATCGGCGACAGCAATGCTCGTGTCGAGGGCACGTATCTTCCTCTTCACGACTGGGCCACTCTTGAAAAGTCGACTTAACCTTCTAAAGAGGCTTCTAGGTTCGCGTTTCGCCATTCTTCTGTGCCCCTCTAGTCAAGAGAGAGCTCCCTTCGTTCGATCCTACATCACAAACGTCACGCCTGCGGCCACCAAAACATCTTCTTCTCAGGATCCCAGACCTCGTGTTCATAGGCATCCTTCATGTGAAGTTGACCCGTACCGTCAATGAAGAAGTAGGAGTCACAGGCGTCCATGTAGTGCTGCAGATGTTTGGGTGTCTTGATGTCACGACCATTGAGGTCCTGCATGTCACCATTCAACAGGTACTTGTATGCGTCAGGAAACTGCTGCTTCACCTGTGCCAGCGTCATAATCTTAGGGTGATCCTCAATCTCTTCCTTGATCAATCGCCTCAACCGCTCAACGCTGACACGAATCACGGCACCACCTCGCCGAGCCCATCATATTGATCCGTCTCCTTCACGTACAGCGCATCCGCACTTGAACCCACCGCATAGCCCCCGTCGTGGTGGTAAGCCGTCCACTCGAAGCCATCCTTGACGTCGACGAACTTCAGGTCAACCTGCGTCGGATCCTCGTTGTCGGTGTGCTCGCCGTTCTTGTCGACCCAACCCACGAAGTTGCTCTGCGTGCGGTCTCGACCCGCCTTGACGAGGTAGGTGTTGCCCACTTCGAGGTGCTGCCAGTTCTGCTCCGTTACCTTCTCGAGCTTGCCGTCGCCGCCCGTGGCCTCCTTCAAGGCA